CGCCCGCAGAGACAGCGAATAGCAGCATCCTTTCGGCACCGTGATGATCGCCGTGGATGTGACGTTGAAAAACTCTTCAGCCGCCGCCGGGGTGACGATGGCCCGGCTTGTCAGCCTGGGCTCACCGTTCACCGCCAGAGCCACCGCAATGGGACCCGTGCCGCCTTCCGGCAGGGCGATGTTGCCATTGAATGTGACCTGATACCGGGCAAAGCAGTTGTTGGTTTTCCCACAGAGAGTAAAGATCCCCGTCTCGTCCTCGTGGTAGACATAGCCGTTGCGGCATGGGATGGAGGCCGTAAAGATCGCAGGATTGTTCAGTGCAACCTGCTGAATCGCATTAGCCAGATACTCAGCCATGGTTCACACCTCCGTTAAAACGCGCCAGTTCCGCAGCCGCAGCCGCAGCCGCAGCCGGGGGCCATAGTGTTCTGCGGGCACGTAAAAATCGGGGTGCGTCCATATACGGGTGTGCTGGGCACCGGGCAGGAATTCAGCCGGTTGTACAGAGCGTCCACCTCGTTGGAGAAGCCCTGCTGGATGAATGCATTCTGCGCCGTCTGGCTCTCACGCAGAGCCGCCATATTCAGCTGGTTCTGCAGGCCCACATTCTCACGCTGCGCCTGCGCCAGCTGGTTCTTCACGCCGTCCAGCTCCAGGGCACAGAGCTTGTCCAGGATCTTCTGGGTGTTGTCCGCATTCGCCTGGCGGGTCGCGCACGCTTCGGTCGCGATGGTGTACTTGGTGTCGGCAATCGCCGCGCGGTTCTCGCAGCAGCACTCCTGCTGTGCGCTCTGGATGCCGTACAGCTGCTGCATGTTCGCGATCTGACGGCCGTTGGCAGCAATTTCCGCGCCATAGAAACCATCACGGACCGCACCGGTCACACCGTTTCCGGTTTCGCAGATCTGCCGGCCGATCCCGGCCAGGCCCAGCTGGACATCACCAAATCCGCGGTTTACGTCAGAGCGCAGGTCGCCGATCTGGGTGTTCAGCTGCTGATCCCGGAAGCCATCACTGATGTGCTGGCTGTTGTTGAGCCAGGGATACAGGTAATCCAGGCCGAAGCCGTTCATGGCGCCGCCCATCATCCAGGGCATCATGCCGCCGCCGAAGCCGCCGCCGAATCCCCAGCCATTGCCGCCGATCAGCAGCAGGAGGATGATCCAGGCCCAGTCTCCGCCGAAAAATCCGCTTCCGCCGTTGCCGTAACCGCTGCCGTACATCGGCTGCACAGGCATCACCATGCCCGTGCCGTTTTCGTCTGTAAGTGCCATTGTTATCAGATTCCTTTCGATTTTATTTATCCAAAACGGTTATGCGCACTCACCGAAAGGGATCATTTTAAAAATTAAGCGTTTTTCTTTAATTGCTCGTCAGCAACTAAAGCCGCTTTTACTTGCCATTACCGCCCCAGCATCTTCATCACCATCTGCAGGCGCTGGTTCCCAACCTGGCCGGTCCGGAGAAGGTGCTGTGTGATCTGCTTCGGATCGCTCATCCCGGCAGGAATATTGAATCCGCGCTGCTTCAGGTAGGAGGCCGGGTTCTGCTGAATCCTGCCCATTTCCGTCCGCATATCCTGAGGACTCACCTGGTTCTGGCCCAGTCTGTCAAAGATGCCCATTATTCTTCCTCCTTTTCCGGTGCTGTTTTCCGGCCCGTTTTGGCCGTTTTCAGCGCGTCTGCGATCAGCGCGGCCACTTCGTCACGCCGCACGTAATCCTCCGGATTCAGCGGCTGGACAGGCGGCGCTGGAGGCCGTTTGTCGTAGATATCAAATGTCACCTGGCCGGTGACGCTCACCGCCTTTACCGCGATAAATGAATCGTCACTTCCGATGATCATCTGCGTCTGCCCGGCGCCCACCGGGAATTCCTCGGCGGCTTTTTCGTTTGCCGCCGGAACTACCTCCACCATGCGGCTGCTGGGCTGCTGGTTTGCTGAGGACATTTGTGTCCCCTGCACCTGGTGCTGCTGTGCCATGAAGCGCATGTACACCGGGTCCTGGTAGTACTGCTGTCCGGGGTAATCAGGCACGAACTGTCCGAACTGGTTGACCATTGCTTATCGCTCCTTTCGCCAGTAAAATGCCGGGATTTCCCGGGAAGAGTCCCAGGCGTCCCAGACCAATCCGTCCCGGATCGTGCACACATGGTTTCCGGTTCCGACCACGTACACGCCATCCGGGTGATCCTCCGCGAACTGCTCCATGGTGTAGCAATCCGGGCAGCTGTTCGATAGGTTGTGGCGGTAGAAGCCGTTCTGCCGGAGAACGGCTCCCCATACGGAATTGCTGGACGGCATATCACCCATCCGATATCCGGCTTCCGCGATCACGGCGTATGCTTCCTCCCAGGTGATCCCCAGGGCCGCGGCAATCGCCCGCACCGCGCAGTCACCAACCGCGCGGCCAGCCGGGTTTGGGTTATATTTCCTCCATCTGTTCACGGTTCGATTCCTCCACACTCTCGACATACAGCTCGAATTCCCGCGGCTGACCCTTGTACCTGCGTGCCATAAAAAGCGCCACTTCCCGTGTCATCCCGCAGTCGATCAACCGTGCCACCAGCTTGTTCATACGGAGTCCTCCTGTTGCCATCATTCTGACCGATTCCGGCGGTTTTCACGAGGTTGCACGCGTGCGAGTTTCGTGCAATTTTCGTGTAAAAAGGCACAAAAAAAGAAGGCCGCCGCAGCGACCTCCTTTCCATGGTTATTCTGTTAATGGTTCACCGGACTGGGCTTCAGCAATCCATGGAGACGTTTTGCCATTTCATCAATCAGTTTGAAGTGCTCGTCCTGACACTCCTTGCAGATCCACAACTCTCCGGGATCATACGGTCTTCCCGTCTCGATGATTTTCCCGCAGAACCTACACCACTGCATTTTTGTCACCGTCCTTTGGCGAAAAGTACTCCGCAAGTTTCGCATTGCTGATCTCTATCCAATTTCCGAGCGGTTCTTGTTCAAGATGCACTTCGCAACCGAGATAGTTGGCACTTGTTCTTCGGAAAATGTCACCTTTCCACACATAGCATTTCTTGTCTTCGTACTCATGCCCGTCCTCATCGAAGTACGGCAATGCAAAGCTCTTTGTGCATCTGTAAAATGTAAAGCATTTACTTTTCTCCATTTCCATCTGCTTCTCTACCTCGTCTATTATTCTGTCGGCCTGTCGAATGCCTTCGTTTGCAAAATCTGTTGTTATGTCGGGCATCCAACTTCACCGCCTTTTCCCGTCAGCGCAGAACCAGTCTAATTCATGGTCTATACCTCCGCACTTGACAAATGGCAACATTCCCGGCGCCGCAACATAAGCTCCATTTTGGCAATCCTTGCATCTGACAATCGCTTCCTGCTTCAGCAGGTCGATGGCATCCTCAAACGCACACCGCACAAAATCCACATAGAATGTAGGCTCATCTATTTTTGATAGAATATCAATGGCTTTTTCAGACTCTTTGATAACCTTTCCCCTGTCAATCATTCCCCGTCACCTTTCTTTTGTTTCCTCCTGGCGCCGATGTAGTTCCCGCTTTTTACCCGGAAATCCGGATACTCTGCGTCCTTCGGCACGAACCAGTCCCGGCCGATCTTCACAGCGCCGGGGAGATTCCCCCGCCGGCACTTGTCCGCCACCGTGATCGTAGCCTTGCCGATCTTCTTCGCGTACTCCGCAATCGGCAGCATTTCCTCCAGGTTCATCTTCTCATCATCTCCTTTTAATATCCTTCTTCATATCGGTCGATCGCGTTGAAATTCCCGTCCCGGCTGTAAAACCGGATATCTTCCGGGTATCCTTCCTTCCTGGCCCTTTCCCGCCCGTATTTCAGGCAGTCGTTCCATGTCGGCCTTTCCCTGAATACCTTTTCCGGACCTTTTGCCCATCCAAAGTAAGGCCCCTTTGTGCTCTGGCAGCACTGCCACCAGAATCCGTCCCGGTCTTTGTGCGTGTTTTCGGTGAAAATCACCGGCCGGGTTTCCACACCTGTCCAGTCTTCCTTGCAGAAATTCTCCTTCCTGCAAATGCAGCTGATCTGGATCACCCATCCCTTTACGCCTTTCTTCTGCTCTTTCAGCGGAATCTCCGGCGTTTCGTATTCGTCCATCAGCTGGAAGATGGAAATCTGCGTCATCTGGTCCATACCGGCCACCCGCGCTTCCTGTCAAACCGTGCCAGTACTTTCATCATCTCCGGCGGCATCCGCAGAAGTGCCGCAAATTTCAGCTCATCCGGTACACCGTAGAATGCTTCCGCGATGCTGCCGGCGATGCAAGCCAGGGTGTCTGAATCCCCGCCCAGGGAGACGGCCGTCCGGATCACGTCCTCGAAGCTGGTTCCATCCAGGAATGCAGTGATCGCTTCCGGCACCGTTTCCTGGCAGCTTTCCACATGATGGTATCCGGGCCGGATCTCGTCGCATGTCCGGCTCAGGTCGTATCCGTACTGCGTTTCGATCCGGTTCCGTATAAACCCCTTGTCAGCGCCTTTCCTTGCCAGCCAGATCGCTTCCGCCGTGGCACAGGCTCCCTTTATCCCTTCCGGGTGATTGTGCGTCACAAGGGCCGTTTTTTCGGCAATCATGCGCGTGTCCCACAGGCTTTCAAAAAGCCAGCCCACCGCGGAGACTCTCATGGCTGCTCCGTTTCCGAAACTGTTGTATGGTTTCGGGTCTTCTTCATCCAGCCATTTCGTGAACATAGCCCCGTATCCGGCGAGAGGATACTTTCTGCCCCAGCTCTGCATGCTCCGGACAAGCCATCCGTCCAGATTTGCCGGATCTGCATCCCCTTCATCCATCCAGTCCATCAGCGCTTCGGCGACCGCAATAGTCATCACCGTGTCGTCCGTGAAGTCGCTTTCTGCAGAAAACAGATCAAACTCTTTCGTCTTGGTTCCCAGGTCAAACTCAAAAGGGGAGCCGATAATATCTCCTAAAATCGCGCCGTACATGAAATCCTCCTTCATTCTATCACTGCAATGCAATTTTAACAACGGAAAGCGCCGGGGAAAAGCCGCCCCGGCCCGGCATGTCGTACATCAGCGAAGATCAAGGATGAAATCCCGGCCCATCCTGGTCTTGCACTCCTCAGGGGTTTCTCCCTTGCTGTTCTTGCCGCACTTTGGGCAGGTGGCATTCGGCATCACTGTTCCGTAGAAAAAACCGTCACTGTAGCCCCAGCCTTCCTGCTCATGCCCGCATAGCTCGCACTTGTAAACTGCCTTGAAATCGTTCCGATGCCGGTATGTTTCCTTGACAATTATCACGCCGCGTTTTCCTCCTTCCATTCCTTCAGCTTCCGCGCGTTCTCGCGCTCGATCTCGTCGTGGATCTTCAGTTTCTCCTTCATGGTCATGGTGTTTGCCCTCTCTTTCTCCGGTGTCTGGCACCGGCTGCAAGGGGCGGCGTGCGCCCCCTGTCTGCCGAAGTCAGGCCGCCTGGCGCCATGCCGCGTTTCCGGTCAGGTTCTTGATCATGTGTTCTCTCGCGGTCCTGAATTCGTCCCCGATCAGGCCCATCCTCAGGAGCCAGGTCCGCATCGCGTATTTTTCGTTCTCCGTCTGCTGCTTGTTCGGGCTGATCGTCCGGGCCGTCTTGGCTGCTTCGCTCATCGCCAGCACCAGCTGGATGTATGCTTTCATCTTGCCGGCGTGAATCCCGCCTTTGCTTTCTCCGTGCGGATTGCTGAATTGGAATAGCCGGAATTCGACCGTTCCTTTGGTGAAGCTGGCGTGAAGGTTCAGCATGTGGTACCGGCTGTCGTTGTAGTGGGCCGTCTGCCCGTAGGTCGCGTGGTTTCCTTCGTACCAGATCTTCCTGAGCTCGTCCATGGTCTTCGGCTTTTCCTTGTTCAGGCGGTTCAGGAAATCCGGGTTGACCGTCTTGCAGTAGGTGGCCGTTCTGCTCTGGTCAATCCAAATCGCCCGGCCGATCTGTTCTTCGTGGGCCGCCATCATGTTGGCCAGGTTCCGGAGGCTTTTCGCGTCGTGGTTCCGTCCGTCCAGCCCCTTGAGCCCTACGTGGATGTGCACCCCGCATCCGCGGTTCGGGCTGCTTTTCATCCCGGCCTTGCGAAGCTGCCGCAGAAGCTCCAGGAAGGTTTCGAGGTCGTCGTAGGTGAGGATCGGCGTCACCAGCTCGCATTTCTGGTCGTCCGGTCCGTGAATGCTGGCGTCGCGCTGGAATTTCCACTCCATGTTCTGCTGGTCCCATGCGCTCCAGGTGTAGTATCCGTTCGTGTTCGCCGTGTAGGCGTACCGCCCGGTTCCGAAAAACTCCGCCGCAACCTTCGCGGCATCTTGCCGGGTAATATTGTTTCCTTCCACCTCGACCCCGAAGGTCTGAGCCTTCATCCCGGCGATCTGCTCCATCGTCTTGTTCTTCATCGTGTTTGCCCTCCTGTTCTTTCCTGTTAAACCCGGCCGGTTCTGACCGTCCGCAGCTTGTAAATCTCGGCGAAGGTGGCGCCGTCCAGCTTGATTCCGTATGCCAGCTCGATGGCCAGCTGTGCGTCGAATCTGTTCTTTCCGTTCGCGCTGTAGGTCTTGCCGTTCTTGGTGAATGTGTAGGTCGTGTGCATCGTGGTTCCTCCTTCGGGTTTCCCCTTTTCTTGACTGTATAATACAACTTTATTGTTGTAATGTCAACGGCAGAAACACACTTTTTCCAAAGAAAAAGCACGCCCTTACCGGACGTGCCTGAATATCTTTTCTTCCGCTTCGTAGACGATCGTTTTCGTGTGCCGGACCGACAGGCTGAATTCTTCCGCCAGGCGCTCGTAGGTAATACCGTCAAACAGGCGCCTGGAAAGGATTGCTCTGTCGCGCTCCGCATTCGGGCCGATCATCCACTCGTGCATCAGCTGCTCGATGTCGCTTCTGCTCAGATCCGGGAGAGTCATTTCTTCACTCTCCCGGTACCCTTACACGTCGGGCACTGCTTCACCGGGTTGCTGCTGCTGTTCTTCTTCACCCGGAAGATCATCACCTGCTTGACGCGCGTTGCCATAATAGTTCACGCTTCCTTCCCCAGTGGTCAGGAGCGCGGTTGAATCTCCGGTATCCGATTCTGCACGCTGCTCAACGTAGAATGTTTCATAGCTCATCTCATAGAGCACCCATGCGATATTGCTGGCAAACAGCATACCCAGAACGACCATCAGGCTGATGAACAGGCGCTTGTTCGTGCGCTCCATCCGTTCCTTGTCGTCCTTGTGGACGATGTCCAGCCGGGCCATTTCGCCCTCGTGCATGTAATACGGAATCGTCATATTCTGTTCCGCGCTCACGTTATTTTCGGCCATGTTGCAGCCCTCCGTGCTTTTTTGCTTATTATAGCACATCGGGCATCATCCCTCAACCTCGGGAGGCTTTTCTTCTTCAAATACAGGTACTGCTTCAATCGCCACGTTCGCGGCGTCCACCAGGCCCTCCGAGATGATGTAGGCCACTACACCCGCGCCGGCCATGATGATCTCCGTGATCTGCAGCGCCGTCTCCTGGGTCCCGCCGAAGGCCAGGATCAGCATCCCGACGAAATTGCAGACGGTCGCCCAGAATTTCCGGGAGGTCAGTTTGCGCTTCCAATCGATCTTTTCCATGGTATTTTCTCCTTTCTTACTTCTCCAGCTTGTCCAGCCTGGTTTCTACCTTTGTCAGCCGTTCACCGTGCGAGACAAGCGTGTCCTTCGTGGACCGTATCTCAATACGGATATCGTCCACGCCGCTGATCACGCTGTCGAGTTTCGCCTGGACCATCGCACTGGATGCCGCGTCCGTCCTGGTTTCCTTCCTGCCGGAGAAAATCACGCCGATCAGGGACATCAGCAACGCGAAAAGGCTGATAATTGTTCCGGTTTCCATCACTATCACCTCATTCGTCCGGCGCGGGGCGGCTGCGCCTTTTACATCTTCATTGTCAACTATTTTTTGTGATTCCGAAAGGGATTTTTTTACATTTTTATCATTCGCGCAAAAATTCCCTCATCATCCATCCAGTTGTGCCCTTGTACTTCACCCGCAGCCATTCTTCCGGCGGCGGCGGTTCCAGCTGCACTGTCTCCCCGGTTTTCACCCGGCCCAGGCACTTGGATTTCGTGCTCCTGTCCTGGCGGATCGCCACGTTCTTCCCGGTCACGATCGCGCAGCCTTCCGGTATCTTTTCCACTTCTTTCAGCTCCTTTTCATATGGTTTGGCCACCGCCCAGTGCGTCCAGCGTCCGCTCTTCATCTTCTCGACGTACTGCACTCCGGAAGAGCACTCACAGGTATGCCCGCAGTAATAGAATCCGGTGTGCGTCCACTTCCCGCCCTTGTAAATGAACAGATTGACCAGGACGCCTTCCGGCAGTTGATCCTTTCCGACCTCGCCGCGCCGGCACCAGTTGCTGTCCTCGCCCCACTGGCTGGAACAGGTCTCACCGTACAGCTTGAAACCGGTGATCTGTTCAATCACCCAGCAGGTGAACCCACGGCAGTCATAGCACCGGGTGCGCTGGCCGTCCGGAAGGAACTTGCACCCCGCACAGCTGCTCTTCTTTCCGTTGAGTTTCTGACAGCTGTCCACGATGTTTTCGTTTCCTGTCATGCCGTACCGTTTCTGTCGTTCTGCCGGTGTGCACTCCGCGCCCCAGGCGCTGTACACATATGGCCAGCCAACGCAGGCCAGTGCGATGTCCCAGCTTCCGGATGACATCGGAATCCCGCCGGCCGCGATCTGGTCGTGCCGTTCCTTGATCAGCTGAGCAACGTATATGACGTTGTTCATCCGCTCACTTCCTTTCTTCAAGCAGAATGAAGGTGATCATCGCGCCGAACAGCGCACCGACAATTACGCCACCCACAAACGCTATGCCCAATGTAATCCAGAACGGCATGATAGTCACCTCCATTTCGCTTGTATGGGTCACAAGGCTGTTTCCTCTTTATTGGGTTTTTCCCCACAACAGACGGGGTGATATGGTAAGACCCACCGTTGCGGTTCTGCCCTCATGCGCTTTGGACACTTGGCTGAACATCCGAAGTCAGCACCTTATTGGTCACTTTAACTTACTTCCACGGGTTCAAGGTCGCTTGAATACAATCCAAACGGTGTCTTGAACATCACCTTCATCAGCCATGTGCTTCTCGTTTCCGTTGTCGGAGCGGTTACCACCGCTTCCCCGGCGGCAATCTCCGCATCCGTGAGAACATGGAAACCACGAACCGCCTTGTAGTCGGAATCGCTTGACTTTGAATCACAGAAGCTAATGCTTGCCGGAGTTCCGTTTTCGGAAGAGTATTCAACCCGTACCGCATTATTGCCAAGCGCAGTATAGGTGATATCGGTGTCGATGATGTTGAAATACGCGAAGTCGGAGTCATTTGTCCCATCCGTCAGGCAAACCTTGTAAGCCCCGGCATCCAAGCCGACATACCGAATCAGATTGCCGGAAGGGATTGTGATTGTTTCTTGCAGTTCATTGCCCTTGTACAGTTTCACACCCGTGTACTCTTCCGCATCCGTCACATCAATCTCGATGGTTTCGCCCGGCCTCCAATTCGCCTTGTCACCACGGCGAGGGGATAGATTGAGATTCCATGTCGGTTCTTCGGCTTCATCGTCAAGGTTGACCCACGGGGATGCCGTGTAAGGCACTTTGTAGATGTAATGATAACGGTATGCGACATAGCCGATATTGAAGTACGAGGATTGAATCTGTGTTGGAGTCAGATACTGTCGCCGGGTCATCGGATGAGATGAAGAACTGACTTGTTCGCTGACTTCGATCTTGCTGATAATGCCACGGTTGTTCCGCACGATGTCCGTTATGATAACAATATGGTGATCGGAACGGTTCAGCATATCGCCCAGCTTCAATCCATACGGACTCTGATTTTCAATGACTTCCATTCCGTCATAGTTGTCAAACGATACCGTTGTCGGAATCACAGAATCAATGCCATAGCACCAGCCAACCATTGAGGAGCAAACCGCCCCGTAATAAGTAAGCGCATTGTAGTGCGGACTCGGTTCTGTCTTGGTGTAGATATAGCTGTTCGGATTGAGCAGAGCGGTCATGTATGTGTCAAGGCTTACGCATTGCGGCACGTAAAGTGCTTCGTTCCGAACGCTGGAATACATCACCCCGGTCACCTTTGTGCCGGACGGAACATAACCCGGATATTTCGTTGTGTTCACTTGGGTCGGAAGATTTGCAACCGGAGTATATGTCAGCTTTGCCATCTGATACGCGCGATTGATAACATTCAGAACGCCGATGTTTTCCGGGATATCGTGCATTTCAGTATCCCGTTTGGTGGTATTCCCGCTATTGAAAAGCATCACGTTCTGATTGAAATCATCCGGCGTTGCATTGATTACATCGCCGTTTTCGTCCAGCTTATAGAAGCAGAACGCAACGTATTCGTACTGGACTTCTACCTCGTCATAATTAACAAGCCGATCTGTTTTCGTCAAATTGTTTGCGGCATCACCTTGCCATACGGAATAAATCCAATTACCGCTGATGTTTACCCGGATGGTTGATCCCACTTTGAGTTGGAACGGCGTTTTCTGACAGATCCCGTCCGAATTTTTGTTAATCAATCCGTTTGATCTGTAAATGCCCTTTACCACTACAAACGGAAGATAACCGATTCGTTCAAGATATTGTGCGAACGTATTGTTAATCACGGTCACTTGGAACATATTTAAAGTGTCAACGCCATCCGTGATCTTGATTCCGCTCGTTGTTGTGTTCCCATAAGCGAACCTTACGAAAGCAACTCCGCTCTCTACGGTATAATCATTTTCGAGAAGGTTGGCTCTTCTCAAAAACTCTTTTTCTTCATCGTAGAGTGCGATTGAACATAAAGTTTGAGTTGTCCCTGTGAATTTGATAATTCTCCCCGGTGTTACAGGGATATAATCCATTGTATAAATGCAATACTCGTTGGTTGGTGCTTCTGCACCATCTTCCATTATGTTTCCCCGCCGCCATCTAAGCATATTCCCGTTGATGACGGTTGAATCAGAAGCATTTCCGAATATTGCGGACTCCTCATTTTCAAACTTCGGCTGAAAGCATTTATACACGCTGATGTTTTCAGCGGCAGAGGTGCTGATGTCTTCATCTGTTGGATATGCCGCCATCACAACGTGCATCAATCCATGTGATGCCTTGACGATTACGTTTCCCTCTGTATCAGGAAGCGTAAGAGCTTGCAACACTCCGACATAATCCCCGGTTGTCCTGTCACGGGTGTATGCGAACACGGCAATCCTCATGGGTATCGCACAATGAACAAGAATCTCATCACAAGAACCTTGTACGGATGCCTTGATTCGCTTGGAGTTCGTTGTGTTGCCGCCTGTTGAAGAGTTGATGCCGCCGGATACCCATGTCAGGGTATCCATCAACCTTTTGCGATACCCGGAAGAAGTACGGATTTTTTCTTCGTCAAAAGCACTATTTCTATCTTCTAATGTTTCTTCAAGGTTTGGGATATCATCGATTCCCAGCGTAACATCAGAAGAAAGGTCTTTCCCGTTCACTTTTCTGGAATCCGGCACTGCATCGTCGAGGTTTTCAAAATTGTTGTTCAGAGCGGTGACCACGTTCACGTTGTCAAGACGATCCGGTTTGTTGAGTCTACGCTTGCTTGTTGTTGCCATGCTTACACCTCCGAATTATTGAATATAGAATACTGAACAGGCAGAAGCACCAGATGTAGAAGATGAATACGCCCGGAAATAGAAGTCACCGCCTTCAAGCCGACACTTTCCCGGTGGATACGTTGTTTCCAGCCGAATTGTCATGCTCCCACCGCTTACATCCATGACATTTGTGTCAAATGTACTCATTATGGTATCAAGCGTTATGTAATACCCACCTGTGTAAACCGTTGTCGTGACCGTTCCGATTTCAATCCATGAGTTTCCGTTTTTCAGCTTCGCTTTCAGCGTTATATTTTGTGCTCCGGTTGCATCGTATTCATAAAGACGAACTGTAATGCCATATCGAAGGGTATTGCCGGAAAGATAATCCGCTGGCGAATACTGACAGGAGAAGTCTTTGTAATACCCAATGCCACCCGTATCGTCCAAGCGGGTATGCGTGACCGGCACATTCCATGTTTTCTCTGTTGTGGAACTCGGTTTGAACCATATGAGGTTATGTCCTGTCGGTTGCTGTTCCGATACAGCGAATCCGGGCATCTGTTGCCCGTTGATCGTCATCCGTTCAATATCAAGCGATCTGCCCTTAATGTCACCACCATTGCCGACATAGAAGTCAGCATCTTCCGCATCATCGCCGAACAGAATTGACGAACCAGAACCATCCCCACCATGAAGGTTCACGATTCCGGCAGTATTCATATCGATACCATCACGGGACAGGTTCATATTCGTCTGATTCCCTGTCCTCATGCGGATATACTTATCGCCGTTTAGGTCAATTCCGTTCGGATTGATCTTTATTCCGCTGATTGCGCCTTGACCATCATCAACAAATGCGTTGATTCGGTCGTTCACCACATCAATCCGTGCCTGTGCTGACCCGTCAATCAGCACCCAGCCACCTTCGTCATATTTGTACGTTTCAAGGTAATCTTGACCAAGATCGTGCCATGTGTACTCTTCCAAGTCTGCCCATGTCATCGATTCAAGGTCTGCCCAAGTATAGCCGCCATCTCCGTGGATAACCTTATGCCAAACATCGCCGATCTCCGGGTTGGATGGCGGCGTTTCTTGCGTAAACTCTCTGCCAACACCAAGCTGATCTCTAACCGCAATCCCGATATACTGATTGTTTGAAATGTTGACGGTATTGAGGTTTGCAATCGTTGCTTCTCTGGCGAAAAGCTGGTCTACATCAATTCGCTTTGCCGTGATACGGTCAATCACGGAGTTGATCGCATAGAAGTTTTCTGCGCTTAAATCATTGAACGTGCCGACATCTTCAATGATCGTATGTCCGCTTGCGGTCTTTCCTGCCGCTTTTTCAGCAGAAGAAACGGTTACCTCTGTCGGCGCAAGAGAAGGAACGCCATGCTCATCCCATGTGACATCAACGTGATAATATTTCCCGTTTGATGCGCCAATCACCAGATCGCCGATAGTTGCTTGTACCATTTGCCCATAACTGATCATCAGCCGATTGATGAACAGCTTTTCGGCTATTCCTTGCTCTGTGATCGATGTTTCAAATATCGCAGTATCGGCGGCAATGTCTTTCACATGGGCATAATCGATGTCTGCATTCTGTATCTCGGTCTGTGCGATTTCAGCAACGCCTAACTTTGCATTGATCGCTTCAATATCATCGGTTTTAATGCTTTCTGCTGTGATATGCCCTGCTATCAAGTTTTCAATCTCAGCCTGTACCGCACTAATCGCATCCGCAGTAAGGCTGTCAATCGTCGCGCTGGCGAAATGCGCGTAATTGATAATGTGATCGGCCAGGTCTTCGCCGAATATCGACCCCGGCTCGAACATCCCCGCCTGGATACTCAGCAGCCGGATGTTCCGTCCGTCCACCTCCGGCACCTGCCAGACCGCGATTTTCCGGCTGGCGCTGGCCTGCTTGATGCTGCCGATCGTCACGGAGATCAGCCGGCCCGTCAGGATATCGTGCTCAACCCCGATCACCTGGGCGCTGTAGTTGTACCCGCGCTTCGCGTCCCGGATCGTGAGGATGTCGTACAAATACACCTTGTCCAGGTCCCTGTATTGCGCGAATTCCTCGGTATCGCCCAGGCTGATGAAATTAACCGTCATCGTCACCTCGGGCTTGTCGATCTCGTCCTCGCTGAACCGCTTCTGGCCCGCTTCCAGGAGCTTCTGCTGGATGTTCTGGGCCGTCACATCGTCCTTGCCGATCTGCAGGCCGGTGTCGTAAAGCTCCAGCATCGGGGCCGCGTATGTGTCAATGTACTGAGAATCGATGTACTTTTTTCCGTTGTGGTCCAGCCAGACAATCCCGCCCTTGGCGTCCTTGCCGTAGGGCGCCACCCGCGTGGCCACACCGTCCAGGTTTTCGTGCCGGTCCACCCCGATCAGGTTCTTTCCGCTTTCCACCAGATACCCGCGGTCATACCCAACGTTTTTCAGGCAATAAAACCGGCTGTTGTCGCGGATCATGGACAGGCCGAATTTCGCGCAGATTCCGTTCTCCGGGTCCAAAAAGCACTCGACCAGGTTCTTCCGTTCGAAGTCAAATTCCTTGCCCGGTTTGGTGTCCGTGCAGTCGGTAGCAACGTCAAATTCAGATTCAAACATCGCGTTGCTCATCACGTTCCGCATGACGGCTGCCGCGGTGTAGTCCGTGTCCTCTGTCGGCTTCCAAAGGGTATTGTTTTTCAGGTTCCGGTAGAAAATGTGCCGCGCTGAAATCTCGACGTATTCATCCTGCTCGTCCACGTCGTAGATTTCAAAAAGCTGACCCATCAGCCGCGTCGGAACGTCCACGGCTTCCAGGCCGGCAAAGTTCGCCGGGACCTGCACCGTGCGGACATTCATCTCGTCCAGGACGCTCTTCTGCACATAGCCGGTGTACTGCTTTTTCGGCGTCTTCAGCAGCACAGGAACGTTCAGCAGGCCGATGGTCGGAGCCAGCGCGATGATCGACTCCGGCGTCTCCGTTTCCACCAGAACACGGCCGTGTTTGTCCTTCAGCTGGATTTTCCCAGGTGCCGGCATTCCCATCACCCCCTTTCCGGTTTATTTCTTACGAGTAAACGGTTGTTGTGGTGGCGTATTCGTCATCACCGATGACCGGCGGCATCCGGACCGGGACCTCGCACCGCAATATGGCCCCGGACCGGCATGCCTTCCATTTGTTGTATTCGTCATAGGTCAGCCGGATCTTGACCTCGCTGAGACCGTTCTTTTCCTCGGCGAATGTCGCCTGGAGCGGTTTCAGGTCGCCAACCTCGCCGGTATTGTCGAAATTCTCGCAATCCGGCGCGTACACATACACAGGCTTAGCCATCAGACCCACCTCCAATGCGGCGTGATCACCAGGGATGTGATCCCGCTTCCAATGGTGATCGTGTTCGTGCCCATCTGCAGTTCCGGGAACCCTCCGGTAATGGCTGCTGTGCCGTTTGCCGTGTATACGTATCCGGCCTCGCAGTCAATGAATACCGGCTGCGTCATTCCGGTGATCTGGATTTCCTCTCCGTTCACGCTGAAGGCCACATCCCCGCTGCCGTTCACCTGGATCATCGGGAGCGCTTCCGCGGAACCGGGGTTGATCAGCCCGCCGCTTTCTGTCATTTCAACCACCGTATCGACCGCCTCGTACATATACGGGTCACATGTCCAGACGATCTTCGCGGTATCGAAAAACGTATCTTTCGGGACTCCGTTGATCGGCAGCTTGTTGCCCAGCACCCGGCCCCACCTGATCTCCTCGATCACGGTGCCCTTCCAGGCCAGCCCGGGCTGATCGCTGGAGATCAGTTTTCCGGTTCCGTCCGCCCAGGCATTCACGATCTGCCGCGCTTCCGCGGGCTGGGCCAGGAGAACAAGCGTTGCTTCAATCGTCGTATCTGCCAGGCCGTTGTCCATGTGGAGCGCTCCGTCCCGGCCGGCGACATAGTATTCCGTCATCCTTCGGGCCGCCTTTTTGTGGCTCGGCATTTTGGCGACAGCAACACCCGTCAAGGATTCAGTGCTGACTCCTCTGAAAACAATGTATCCCATCGCTTACCCTCCAAACGCCCTGACCCTGGACAGTTCGTTCATGCTGATGTTTTTTTCTGTCCGGCGCGTGGTCCCATCGGCGACCCGTTTCCCGTCCATGTTCAGATACAGATGCCCCAGGGTATCACGGACGGCGTCCGCGACCATCTCGGCCACATCTGCCGAACTGGATCCATTCCGCCATTTGTCCGCTTCGCTCCTGGACAGCACGGCCTCTCCTTTATGGAGTTTTGCCCGGTACCCATCCCAGGGGACGTCGTTGATGCCGATGGCCTTTTCCGGCACATTCCCGCCGCCGCCGGAGAAATCAACCGCCGCGATCTT